CATTTGAGATGATGGCTTCATTAACAACGTCATCGACAGCAGACTCGCACTCTGGATACATCGACATTTCGCGATATCGAGTTACGAGTTCTGCTTCGTTCTTAGCTGTACCTTCTAGATCAACATATGTTCCATATGCGCCACCAGGCGCGACTTCCATCGCGCCGTCAAGATTAGGAGGTGGGGCAAATGAAGGGATTTGGACTGCTTGCTTTTCAGCAACGTCGTTGTCCCTTCCAATGCGGAAGCCAAATAATTCGATCGCCATTAATTTTCCTTCAACTTAATTTATAACAAAACGGCGATCAAATTACTCGTTGATCACCCTACCGTTAACGTCAGCGTCAACAGTCCAGTAATCGTAGGCAAACTCTACAGTGAATTCTTCGATAGCATCAGTTGTTTCCCAATTCAGTTCGATGTTACCAACGTTTACTGGGAAGATGTTAATGAATGAATATTCGCGAGTTGGAATAGCAGCATCGCCTGATGTAGTACCGCCAGCGAACACGCCCGTCTTAGCATAATGACGAACTGTAGCTGTTGTGCGATACGAAGCGAGACCCTGCTCAGTGATTACTGATGGATTACGAAGATTGTTTTCGTGTGAGTTGATGAATGAGCTCCAGAGTTCGAAAGCGTTACGAACCAGGAAGTCTTCATCATTGAGAACTGTAACCGTCCAGTTTTCGAACGTGCGGTTACCAGCCATCTTTACCTTACGACCAAAGTAAGGGACTTCGATAGTGCCTACTGAAGATGTTGGAATCGAAGTAGCCTTACATACGAACGTAAATTGCTGTTCAGCTGTTGGCTCTGCGATACCTGCTGGGAGCGTCAAGAACACCTCAAAGAGAGATGCTCTTGCGCCACCATATGGTAATCCTCTTGCGGCGAACGTAGATACATTAAAGGGCATTAGTTTTTCTCCCTATCCTTTCTGATATTTAGTCCGCCGATTAGAACTTTCCTACAACTTCAGTGAAGTCAACACCCGTGCGAACTGCTACGAAGTTGAGCTGGATGAAGTTGATTGAACGAGCTGGCTTGATGTAGATATCACCGATGAACTCGTTGCGGTCAATAACTTCTGGCGTATTGTTTGTTTCGTCACAAACAACACGGAAGTCTGTGATACCACGACGACCCTGAACGTCACGCAGGAATGGTTCTACAAGAGCCTTGAACTGAGCACGAGTGAACGCATCGTTGAACTCGAACAGAGTATACTTGGCTGCTGTAGCGATTGCCTTTTCCAGAACAATGAACAGACGACGAACGTTGATACGGTCAAAAGCAGATGGCTTTGTGAGCATCGTCTTATCACCGAACAGGATAGTTCCTTCGCCTGGGAATGTTGTGATTGGATTGACACCAGCCTTGTAGAGGGCGTCACGTTCAGACTTATTAGGATTGAACGCCAACTTAATAACATTCTTAATCTGTCCGCGGTTGAAACCTGCTGGTGAGTACCAAGGATCACGCTCGATATCCGTGCGAACCATTGTACCAGCAGTGTCGCCGTTGCAAGGAACGTAGCGGAAGAGATCGTTATACTTGTCGTACTGATACTTCCATCCAGAATCCATTACTGCGTAAGAAGTTGAGATACCAATTTGGTTTTTAAACGCGATGATACTATCTACTTCTGCACCAGCATATCCAGAGTTATTCACGACGTCAGCTTGACGTGGCGAGAAGATAGCAATACAGTCTTTACGATACTCAGTGATGTTATTGATGATATGAATAGGAACAGTCGAAGTAGAGTGTCCGCCACCAAGAATCAACGAAACGTCAACAGATTCTGCAGACTTAAACAGATTGTATCCGTTGATGTAATCTGCAGCACGTGGCTGTGCTCCGTCACGCCCGTTGTAGAGAGTAAAGTTAACTGGCTTGTTGGTTGTTCCAGTTCCGCTGTTATGATTTACAGCAGATGTAACAGATCTTGTTGTGATACCTGTGACGTGTGCAGCCCACCACAGCCAACGTGAATTCTTATTGACGTAGTTCGAATAGTGAATAGTTGTTCCGTCTTCACTATGTGCGTTAGATGCTTTCGACAGAGCAGGAAACACTTCAAGAATCGTATCTGCAACGCCAGTAATACCACCGAGATTGTCGACAACTACAACATGCATTTCGTCGTTTGATCCGCCATACTGAGCAGCTTCTGCTGAAGTACCTGGAGCAGATGGTGCGTAGTTGTAGTATTCCCAACGACGAGTTACTGAAGTTTGACCAGCTACTGTGTTGCCAACATATGCACTAGAAAGCGTAAGTGATGTTGCGTTTGTGATCGTAGAAACTTGACATTGAATCTTATCGGGACCAATCAGGAGAATGTCGCCTTGAGCAATCTGATTGCTAAAGTTTGTTCCAGCACCGGTTACGGCTACAGAGTTGTTTGAAACAGAAACAGCTCCAGTTAGCGTGCTTTCGTAAGCGTTGGCTGACAAGCAAACAGAAACGCGAAGATTGTTACCGAGAACGCCCGGATACTTAGCAACCCAAGCTCCAACGCCTGTGATGCCATTTGAATAGTTAGCATCGTAATCATCTTCATTCTTGATGATTGTGTTTGTTGTATTTGATTGGTTTGCGATAGCGTTTCTTGCGCGAGATGTGTTCGAAGACTTCGTGCCGCCTTCGTTGATAACACGGACTGTATAGAGAGCGTTTCCGTATGCAAGGAAGTTAGCAGCTGTGAAAAAGTCTACAGCTGTATTTGTATTTGGCTGATAGAATTGCTTTGCGAGCGTATCTTCTGTATCAAGAAGGACGCGCTGTCCTACTGGACCCCACTTAAAGTGACCAGCGAATGCACCAGTTGTCGTGCTAACGGCAGGGATAATCGTTGTGAGATCGATCTCACTGACATTAACTCCTGGAGAAACTTGGAAACCCATCGGACTTATCTCCTTTTATGTAACGAAGTATGTTTCTTCGCGCCTTAAATCCTACTCGTTTTATTTATAAAAAACGGACTTTATTACCAAATACGGCCGTCGTTGAACCCGCCGTCGAGTGATGGATCGTCTCCACCCTCCATAGATTGAGTCACTCCACCGTCATCTAAGAATCCAGCGGGAAGGAGATCATCATGGACTTCTTTCATGTTCTCTTGAGCTAAACTGCGACGAACGTCACTATTAGTCAAATCTTTGAAGTAAGGCTGCGTAACAAGCCATCCAAATAGAACTAAAGTCATAGCCAAATCGTCATGACTACCTTCTTCAGCCTTATATGTGTCTTTTGTCTCTACGAAAGTCGTTAGCTCTTCGATCGTATCGAAATCAGTTATAAGAAGTTTATCGCTTTCGACGATAGTTTTTAAGTTCGAGCATCCAATCTTCTTAACTGATTTGGTTGTTCTAATACCAAAAGCTGATCTAGAGCTAAACCCGCCACCGACTTTGACGTTCTTGTTCTTGCTGAACGTAGCAATCACGTTTTCATATTCAAGATCCATGAACAGAGAGTTAACAACTTGCTGACCAATGTTATTCGTTTCGCCTAATACCCATGCGTTGTTATACATCTTGCAGAATCGATAGATCACATCAGGAAACATTAGCGGAGTGATCTCACGGCTTCGATACTTAGCCACTTGCTTATATGGGAACTGCGTGACGTCAAAGATAGATAACGCGGAGTAGTCTCCTCCTACGCCTTCAGAAACGTCAAACACACATATGTATAGTTTGCGTGGATTCGGGAGCTCATACATATCGAGTCCGAACTTATCTTTATCTGGCTTAGTCCAGGCTAGCTGTCTCAGTTTCAGTGGATGGATCAGAGTATGTGACGAACCGATGAACTCGCACTCAAACTCCTGACGGAACTGCTCTTCGCTGGTGTTAGCGATGGTTTGCTTGCGCCAGTTTTCATCGCGACCAGGAACGTCTGACCAGTGAATCTCGATAGGCTTATACTCACTTCGCCCTTCTGTAGCATCAACCCACATCTTGAAGAAGTGATTCATACCATTTGGCGTAGACACGATAATGATCTTTGTCGTGGTACCAGACGAAATCGTAGGATACGTCGACGCGAAAAACTGATCAGCAAGGTTACGCTGCACGAACGCGAACTCGTCGAGGAAGATCAGGTTATACGATCCACCGCGGATGGCGCTCGACGAAGTAGCAGCAGCTACAACCTTGGAGCCGTTCTCTAGTTCGATGTTACCCTTGTTCCATGTAACAACACCTTGCTGAAGGAACTTAGGTAGATATTCGTATGCGAGCTGCAACTTAGCGAGCAGGTCTCGCGCGAGCGCGCCCTTGTTCGCGAGGATTGCTACGTTCTGCTGATCTGTGAATAGAATGAGCCAAAGGATGTATGCAACCGACGTTGTAGACTTACCAACCTGACGAGGGAGCTTGCAGATAGAAAAGCGATTGTTGGCGAACGTATGAAGCATCTTCGCCTGGAAGTCCCACATACGAAACGGGATCAAGCCTTGATCGACGTTAACGATTCTGATATAAGTTCTGGCGAAATACTCTACGTCCTTAGCACACTTAATGTATTCATCAACTTCTTCTTTAGTATAATGATGAATGACACCAGCAGCTTTAAGATTAGGATTACCAAGATACGTTTTAACGCCCATCACTTCCTACCATTGATTAGCTGCTGAAGCTCAGCTGCGTTACCCACAAAGATAGCGTTCTGTGCTTGTACCGACTGAGGAGCTTTCTCGTCTTCTACTTTCTTAAGATCTTTCAATTTCTTTTGGATGTCAAGTAGATCTTTGTTAGCGTCAACCAGCGTCTTGATAAGACCTCCGACGACTTCAAATGCTCTTGGGTGCTCTGAGCTTTTTGCGACGAGCAATGCTTCTTCCAGGGCATCATTACCTTTGTGAATGATCTGATGCAAGTTATTGCGCGCTGTAGCAAAGTCATCATCAATGTTAGCATTCTCATTAACCTCTATAGGCGCTACAGGTTGAACCATAGGCGGTGAATCTGGTAAGTTTAAGGCTTGCTCTACACTAATTTCGAAGTTGGTCTTATCACTCATTGATCTTGTCCTGTTACAGGATTATACTTTCTGCCGTCTGTATAGAAGAACGTATTAGAGCAGAATCCATAATCATCGTCAGCGTCAATCTGTGTATATGGAACAGAAGCTGCGCTATTGGTTGTTGGGCTGCCGTTTGCGAGCAATCCTGGCTGTATAACGATACGCGAACTACGCCCAGTTTGAGCAACGTCTTCCAGCGTGATCTTGTTACCCACGTTTGAAGTAACAATACCAAAGTCGATTTGTGAACGCTTGATAATACCCTGGCGGCGAACTGGACCGTAGAAGTATGCTTTCACAGTAAAGTCGAATGTATAGATTAAAGCGCGGCGAGTTTCGAAGTCGCCTTCGTATGCGTCTTCGATAGACACTGTATTGAGAATCGTAGGAATATCCTGAGTAATGCTCGTTTGCGGAATGATGCGCAAGCTGTTAGTCCACTCAGGACCAAAGTAAGGTACGATCTGCTCAAGGATCTGCGCACCGTCATCTGCGTTACGAACATACGCATACAGATTGAACTGTAGATCATATGGGACTGGCGCATAGTTGAAGTCTAGCTTATCCTCGTCAGTTGTAACCTTTACGTTACGATTGTGTGCGTTCAAGCGACGCGTACCGTCATAGTTGAGCGTCGTCATTTCAAAGCTCATGATAGGTAACTGAATGGCTACCTGCTGATCTAGCGCAGGATCTTGTGTGATACGAACAAGAAACTTTTCTTTTGGTGCATACGAAAGCGGAACAGCGATCGCACCTACGTTAGTACCTGCTGCATCGTAGCGACGAACGACGAGATCGTTGAACATGTTGCCAAACATGATAACGTATCTGCGAATCGACTGATGGTAAAACTGTGATCCAAACATTAGTAGCGATCCACTTCAGAGAATG